GGCCTCGATCACCTGCACACGCGTGAGGAGGGGACATGAAAGCGGTGTTGTGGCGCGTCCTGGTTGCCGTCTTCGTCGTGGCCGTGCTCTTCTGGCTGCTGCCGCCAGTGCTGCGGCTGCTCGGCCTGCCGACCCCGTCCGGCGACATGGCGCTCGTCCTGCGCGCCGTCATCGGCCTGCTGGCGCTGATCTACATCGTCTGGGGGCCGACCCCGACGCCGCCGTGGGCCTGAACCATGGCTGACTTCTCGCAATCCGGCGTCCTCGACCTGCCGCGGACCACCGCGGAGAGTCTCCTGCACGGCGACCCGCGCGTCCTCAACTGGCTGCGCGAGTGGGTCCAGGAGGGCGACGCGATCAATCGCCAGGACCCGAGCTACGACATGATCAGCCGGGCCCAGGCCTACATCGTCGGCGAGCAGCTCTCGGCCGAGCGCTGCAAGCTCAAATACCTCCCCCAGGTCACGATCAACGAGACCCGGAAAGCGATGCAGGCGCACGTCAGCGCCATCACCGACCTCAAGCCGGTCGCCGGCTGGAAGACCAACCCCGAGTACCAGCTCCAGGCCAACATGCTCAACCAGCTGTTGATGGCCGAGTGGATTACCCGGATGATGGATTTGGATTTGGGGGACTGTGTCAAGTACTCGCTCGCTGGAGGGACGGGCGACCTGGTCATCGACTGGGATCCCCACGTCCCGATGGGCGGCGCGCACGAGCTGTCCGCGCGCGACCCGCGCGACACCCTGCCGCTCAGGCCCAGCTTCGGCCGCTCGGTCCAGACCTGGGAAGGGGTCTGCTTCCGCGAGGAGCACACGGTCAACGTCCTGCGTGGCATGTACCCAACCAAGGCGACGCTCTTCCGCCCGGCCTCAGACACCATGCTGGGACGCGTCATGGGGCGCTTCAGGACCGGCCTGAGCCGCCTGATTACTCCGGCTGACCCCCTGGACTCGATCGCCTTCGGGGGCAGCGCAGGGACGGTCAGAAAGGCCCGGGCGGGCGCCCTGGTGCTCTACCGCGCCTACTTCCGCGACCGCACGCGCAATCTGACCGCCCGCCCGATCACGATGGGTACGCCCGGCAGCAACTGGGCCTACGTGGCGCAGCCCAACGAGCCGCTCTACCCCCGCGGGCGCCTCCTGGTCGCCACCGACGACGCGGTCATCTACGACGGCCCCAACACCTACTGGCACGGGATGTATCCCTTCTGCCGTATGAAGCTCTGGAGCGTCCCCTGGCAGTTCCTGGGCATCCCCCTCTTCAACGACCTCCTGCCGCTCCAGGACGCTATCAACGACACCGTCCAGGACGTGCGCCTGGCGATGCAGCAGTGGCTGAACCCCGACGTCGTCTACAACAGAAACGCCGTCAGCGAGTCGACCATGAAGCTGATGGACCCGCGCCGTCCAGGTAAGCGGGTCAAGGTCATGCCGGGCTTCGGCGACCCGTGGAAGAAGGAGGACGGCCCCAACCCCAGCATCATCCAGCTCGGGCTGGAGATGTGGGAGAAGCTGACCCAGAAGTTTACCGACCTCTCGGGCACCGCCAACCTGTCGGCCCTGCTGCAGCTGCGCCAGATGCCGGCGGCCGACACGATTCAGAAGTACTACGAGGCCCTGACCCCCGAGATTCGCAGCGAGGCTCGCCAGGTCGAGTTGTTCCTGCGCGACTTCAGCGAGATGGTGAAGATCAACTACTTCCAGTTCCTCTCCAAGCAGAAGCGCCTGCAGGTCCTCGGCACCGGCGGCCAGACGCTGGACGAGTTCGACTTCGACCCCGACAACTTCGTGCCCGCGCTCATGCCTGGCCAGCCCGGCTACACGCCGGAGCTGGACGCGACGACCACCACCCGCGACGAGCGCGCGCAGTGGTTCCACAAGCAGTTCATCTTCGTCGTCGCCCCGAACAGCGTCCTGGCCATGGATGCCACCGAGCGCAAGATGATGCGCGTGCAGCTCTCGCGCATGGGCTACTACGACTTCTGGTCGCTGCACGAGACGCTGGAAACCCCCAACGTCGGTGCGCCGCCGGCCGTGCCGCTGCCCCCACTCTCGCCACCCCCACCAGACGTGATGCCGCAGATCCTGCAGCAGGTGCAGCAGACGCCCGGCGCGATGCAGGCGATGGTCGCTGGCGCGATGCCGCTGCCGCAGTACACCGACCCTGCCTCCGGCCGCACCTTCCAGATGGACCCGCAGTCGGGGCAGATCATGGAGCTGCGCGTCCCGGTCACGGTGACCGAGCGCCTCCAGGCGCAGGCCATGATGGGGATCGGCCAAACCGTCAGCCCGGCCGGCCGTAAGGCCAGTGGCCAGGAACCCCCACACCAGGAAGAGAAATCCGACGGCCGCACGACCGTGAGCGAGTCGAAGAAGTGATCGGTTCTCGCCAAACCCAGTGGCAGTACAAGCAGCTTCAGGCCGAGCGGTGCGCGATCTGCGGGCGTGTGAAGCGTCGCAGCGGGTGGCGGTGTCAAGTCTGCTGCGCCGTCAGGAACGAGCAGCGCCGACTTCGTCGAGCGGCGAATCGCGCGCGTGGTGTCTGCCGCGATTGCGGAGGTCGCCTCGACGGCACGCGTGCCGATCGCTGTAGCCGCTGCTAGACAAAGGGGGGCTAGACAAACCCCTGATCTCCTCCGACGCTAGCCCGTCATGCCGCTGACCGACTCCGGCTCCAAGGTCCTCCGCTCGATGCGGAGCCAGTACGGGGGCGAGAAGGGCGAGCGCGTCTTCTATGCCACCGCGAACAAGAAGCCCGAGCTGGGCAAGAAGTGGCACGGGCCGAAACGGAGCTTGTCGGGCAAACGGCGATGACGACCGAAGAGATCGCGTACTTGGCTGGAATCATCGACGGGGAAGGTTGCATCGGCCTGTTCACGCGTGGCGGCCGGCCGGACTGGGTGCGTCCGCACCTCCAGATCACCAACATCGATCTCAACCTACTGGCGTGGTTGCGCGAGCGATTGCCGTTCGGACAAATTCATCCTCGCCACGACGCCAGGAGCAATCGCAAACCGTCATGGTGTTTCCGCGTTGCCTGCGATCAAGCGCTTCGTGTGATCCGGTTGGTCTACCCGTACCTCGTGATCAAGCGTCCGCAGGCTGACGCAATCCTGCGCCTCGCAGCGGTCGAAGAAGGACGCCTGCAGCGCGGACAGATCGCGCCTGAGGTCCGTGCGGCGCGGGTCGTGTGCTTCGCCGAGATTCGCAAGCTGAATTACCGCGCGGTATACCGCGGAAAGAGAGTCGCGTGATGGCCTTCGGTAGACCGTTCGGCGGACCCCCGGCAGACGAGGGGGGCGGCCCCCCGCCGCCCATGTCCAGCAAGAAGAAGAGCAAGCCGTTCGGCAAGAAGGGCGGCTTCCAGAAGAAGGGCTTCAGTCCGGCGCAGAAGTCGATGCGCGGCGGCGGGCGGTACTGATGGCTAAGGACGATGACGTCCCACCGGCGCGCGCCACGGGGGACGAACTGGTCCTGAAGATCAACGACCTCGGGCGGCGGGGCGTCCGGAACCGCGAGAGTTTCTTTGGTCCCCCGCCCACGCCGCCGCTCGCGCCGGCCAAGACGCGCAGCCGCAGCTTCGATGAAGAGGTCGGTCTCGACCGGCCAGTGCGTGGGGGCCTGGCGACCCCGCGGGCCATCTCCGAGGGAACGCGCCTGTTCGCCGACACGTCCGCGCGAGACGTGGCTCCCACGCGAGATGTGCGTCGCACACGGTCACTCTCAAGACGGAGGAGCTAATGGCTTTCCCCGCTGGCGCGGGCTTTCCTGGCACCGGCCCGACCCCTGGCAGCACGGCACTCGACCAGCCGCCACCCTCGCCGACGCCGATGGGCGGAGGCGGAGGCGACCCCTTCTCGATGAAGGGGCTGGCCAGTCAGCTCCCCACGACCCAGATGCCGCCCGAGGTCCTGACTGGCATCACCCAGTCGGCCCAGTCGATGTCCGACCTCCTGGACTCCTGGTCGCAGATCACCCCGGACAAGGGGGCACAGCTCGCGCTCATCAAGGACATGATTCAGCAATATCTCGCGGATCTGATGCAGGCCGGCGCCGGGCCGGTCTCGCCGACGGCGCCAGGGCCGGCGTTCCCAGGCGGCGGAATCGACCAGGGTGTGGCCGGACCCGGGTCGGTGTAGGCAGAACGCCAAACACGTGGAGAGGCGTGTCCACATCCTCGCCCGCGCGAGCGGAGGGATGGAGGGAGCGCTGGCCTTCGCGGAGGGAGTGACACATGGGTGCGTTTGAGTCGGGTCAGTCGTTCCTCGCTGGCGTGCTCGCCAAGCTCCCGACGGAGCTGCAGGCACAGGCGAAGACGGTCTTTGATGCGGCGGAGGCGAAGGAGGCCGTGGTCCTGATGGGCGACGGCACGCTGGCCCGCGCCGACTACAGCAAATCGATGGACGGGCTTCGGGACAAAGAGGTCGCCCTGAACGAGCACTACGAGCGGTTGAACGAGTGGTACGCCGTGAACAAAGACGCGCTCGACAAGGCGAAGGAGCGGGGTGGGAACCCGAATCCGAACCCGAATCCGAACCCGAATCCCAACCCGGCGCTGCTCGCGGCGATCACCGAAGACGACGTGCGTCGGCTGGCCGACGAGGCCGTGAACAGCGCGGGGAAGGACTACATCGCGGTCTCCGCCTTCATCGCCTCGCAGGCCGGTCGGCACATGGCGATCTTCGGCGAGCCGCTCGACGCGCTTGAACTGGTTCAGAACCCCAAGGTCGGCCGCCCAATCGCCGGTCAGCCCGGACGAATCTTCTCGCTCCAGGACGCCTACGTCGAGCGCTACGGGCCGCAGCTGCAGGCCAAGGCCAAAGAGGCAGACGACAAACGCATCAACGACGAGGTCGAGAAGCGGTTGCTGGAACGGACCAAGGGTCAGTCGACCCACCCGTTCCCCCTGCGCTCCGAGTCCTCGCCGCTCGACGTGCTCGCGACGAAGGATGGCACCGCCGCACACACGCTCGACACGGCCGTCGCCGAATACGAACGGCTGCAGTCTGCGCGCGGCTCATAACACAGGAGGGCCCCCGTGCCCATTCAGCTGGACGATGTCAACACGACGGTGACCCGCGAAATCGAGCCGGGTGTCGTCGATGGCTATTTCAAGGCCGGGCCGTTCATCGCCATGGCCAAGGGCCGCTTCAACCGGAAGTGGATCGGCCCGCAGATTCAAGAAAACTTCATGTACAAGCCGATGAAGGGTGGCTCGTACCGGAAGGGCGGGACGTTCGACATCACGCGCCGGCAGACCCGCACCGGCTTGCTCTTCGGCCCCCGCTACTACCAGGTGACGGTCACCGAATTTCTGGAAGACCTGGAAGTCGAGATGGCCGGGCCGCGGGCGGCCTTCTCGGTCATCCGCACCGACATGGCGCAGGCCAGCCTGACCATGTCCGCCATCCTCGAAATCGCCGCCTTCCACCACGGCCAGCCGATCGTCGGCGACGACCGCTCGATGGAAATCAACGGCCTGGAGGAGGCGCTCACCAACGGCGCCGACCCGACCTGGACCGGGAACGTCTTCCCGAGCTATGGCGGCCAGACGCGTGTGGACGTGGCGCCCGCGCTGACCGCGCCGACCGGCCTGGTCGCCGCGAACCTCGGCGGCAACCCCATCTCCTACCGGGTCCTGCGGCACAGCTACTACAGCACGATCATCGGCAACGAGGCGCCGGCCACCGCGATCACGACCAACCGCTGCATGGGCTACATCTCGGAGAACTTCCTCCCGCATCAGATCATCGACACGACCCAGCCGGAGATCAACTGGCCGGGGATGAAGTTCGACAAAGCGACGATCATGATGTCGCAGTACTGCCCTGGCGCCGACGGCGTCAACGACGACGACCTGGGCAACTACTACGCCCCCAACGAGACCTTCTGGTGGTTGAACTTCGGGCCCCAGGGGGACGACGCCTACATCCGTCTCTACATCGCGCAAAGCCGCAAGTTCGCCTTCGGCTTCACCGGCTTCAAGGGTGCGCGCGAGGACAACCAGGTCTCCGGCCAGATCCTCTACGCCGGCAACCTCACCGTGAAGGCGCTGCGACTCTCGCGCGTCATCCACGGGATTGGCAGCTAGGAGGCCGCCATGCCGAATCGTTTTGAGAATCCGGCCGTCTACCTCCAGAGCGGCAACCCCGAGGGCGAGGACACGCCGACTCTCCACGCGCCTGGCCTACTGGGCAGCCGCTTCACCGTCATCCAGCCGACGGGGCGCGGGGCGCCACCGAAGACCGGCTCGTCGAAGCGCTACCAGCTGGTGAAGACGGACTCGACGATGACCGTCGGCCCCTTCCCGGGCGCGGTCGCCTACTGGGTCGACAAGTCCCAGTACCTCGTCACCACCGTCAACACCAACCTGAACGCGGTCGCCGGCATCTTCAACAACCTGGTCACCAAGGGCAACTACACGTGTGTCCAGTTCGCCGGCCCGGGCTATCCGAAGCTGGTCGATGCCGACAGCACCGCGGCAGCCGTTGGCGACACCGTCATCGGCTCGGCGGCCACCGCCGGCAAGGGCGCGCGCATCGCTGCGGGCACCGCGCCGACCAACGTCCCCCTCGGTCGGGTCTCGACGCCGCTCACCAGGCTCGCCAGCGAGGCGCGCGTGTTGGTCGACCTCGACCTGCCTGAGACGACGTAGGAAGGAGGAACCATGCCTGTCGATCGTCGCGTCGGCAACTACTTCGACAACACCGGCAACTTCCTCCGTCGTGTCGCACGCTGGAGTGGACCCACGCTCTACGCCACGGGTGGGGAGGCGGCCACTCCCGCGTCCTTCGGGCTGGGGACGATCGTCGTCGCCAGCTTCACCCCCGCACTCGATGCCGCGGGGGTGAACACGCGTGTGGTGGCCTGGAACTCGGCGACCCAGAAGGTCCAATGGTTCTCGGCGCCTGGGGCGGAGGTGGCTAACGGGACCGACCTCTCGGGCTTCAGCTGTCAGATGGAAATCATCGGGTCGTAGATGCCCGCGTTCACCTACGGCGATTGCTGGCGGACGGTGCGGCTGTATTGTCCAGCCGCGCCGACCTTCCTCGCGCGCGAGTGGGTGAATGCGGCCTGGAAGCAACTCCTCGCGGCGCGTCGCTGGGGCTTCATGCGCGGCGAGGCCACGTTGCCGATCCTCACGTCCGACCTATACGTGACGCTGCCGACCGACTTCGCCAGCTTCCGCGTCGTGGTCGACAAGAGTCGGCAGGTTCGCATCTGCTTCGACAAGTCGCTCGCGGAGCTGGGCTGTACGGACCCGGCGAACGTCGCCACCGGCCCGGTCACCGCCCTGGTCGCGGCGTCGCCCTCGGTGACGCCCCCGACGGTGGGCCAGGCGCGCTACCTGGTCTACCCGCACGGGAGCGCGTCCACGCTGACGGCCGTCTACAACCGCCAGGGCGCTCGGCTCGACGACACCTCGGTGCTCACCGGTGTACTGGCCGATGGCGGCGAGGTGCTCATCGCGGGCGCCCTGGCGCAAGCGGCGCTCTGGCCGGGCACGGGCGAGAAGCCGAACCCCTACTTCAACACGGGGCTGGCGAAGACCAAGGCGGACGAGTTCAAGTACGGCGTCCAGATGCTCAGCCTCCGCGACGACGAGCAGTATCCCGACGACCTGTGGGACAGCTGGACGCTGTGTGACTGCGACTGCGCGGGGAGCCCGAGCGAGCGGGCCACCGATGCCGTCGCCTGGTGAGGTGGTTATGGCTGACATCAAAACCTTCTGGGATGACCCCGGGATGCCGATCTCGACCGACTTGAGTGGCGACACGATCACCAGCTCGGGCTCGGACCCGAACGCCGAGGGCGGCGACGAGCACGGCAACGCCTGCAAGCCGCTCTGGTCCGACCTGCCTGTGCCCTACTTCGACAAGAGCGAGGCGAGCAATTCGGTGAGCGGGCTGCCGTCGGTCCCGAACCGCTTCGAACCGAACCAGAAGCCGGACGACCCGCCGGACCTGAAGGAACGCAACCCCGGCACGATCGACAAGACGTAGGCACGCGTGTCATGGTGAAGACCTACCAGATCGCGCTCGCCGCGACGGTGAAGCGCCTCTCGGATCCCTTCGGCGGCAGCGAGGCGCTGAACATCCCGTTCCGCCAGCTGCTGCTCGTCACTTCGGCGGACGCCTTCCTTGGGAGCGACAACACGGTCACGACCGCCACGGGCCTCAAGCTCGCGGCGGCGGCGACCAGCCCGCTCTCGATCGGCCCCTTCGACACGGGTCCGCTCAAGCTCTCGGACTTCTACGCGGTCGGCGCCGGGGCGACGCTCACCATCCTCGGCGTGCCCTTCTGAGCGGTCATGGCCGTCGTCCCGAATGTCGCGGCAGCTACGGCGCTGGCAAATTGGACTGGACAGACCGCCGCGACGCTGCTGTGGATCTTGCGGTTGTACGAGAACGACGTGGTGCCGACGGGCGACACGACTGCCGCGTCCCTGACGGAAGTCTCCGGTGGCGGCTACGCCCCGGCGGTGCTTCAGCCGGCGGACTGGACCTTCACCCCCGGTGCGCCGTCGGTTGCGCTGCAGCCGCAGAAGCTCTTCGGATTCACGGGTGCGACCAACTGGCCGAGCACCATCTTCGGCTACTACATCGTGGACGGCGCTGGGGAGATCGTGCTCGCGCAGCGACTGGAGAGCCCGCCACACTATCCGGCCGCTGGCGACACCATCAAGGTGACGCCACGCCTGTCGCTGGGTTCGCTGTTGGGAGACTGAGATGGCCGCCGTCGTCCCGAACGTCGGGGAAGTCCTGTGGCTCTCCGTATGGACCGGCTCCCTCCCCACGCAAGCGCCGTGGCAGCTTCGGCTCTTCGCCAACGACATCTCGCCCGCCAGCACGAGTACCGCGTCCTCCTTTGTGGAGGTGACGGCGGGCGGCTACGCCAGCATCGCACTCGCCCCCACGAACTGGGTCGTCACGCCGGGTGACCCGCCCCTCATCGAGTACCCGGCGCAGTCGTTCGGGTTCACGGGGACCGGCGGGAACGCCTACGGGTACTACATCACCGATGTGTCGGGGGAAGTGGTGATGGCCGAACGCTTCGGCGGGCCGGTGACGATCGCGGCCGGCACGCTGATCATCGTCACGCCGCACGTCGCGCTGGAGCCGGCGGGTGGAGCGCCGGAGTAGCCGTGCCTATCCCCCCGAGCACCCTCCCGGTTGGCACCATCACGACGCTGTTCGTCTGGCCCTACCTGGACGACGACTCGCCCACCTACTGGATCACCTTCGTCGGCCCCTGGAACCTGAATAACCGCTACGATCCCGCGTCACCGTACTACGATTCGGCGTACGCGCTCGTCGGGGACTTCGACGGCGGTCAGTGTCTGAAGACCCCTGACGGACGAGCGATCACTTACACCAAACCGCCAACGGAACACTACGACCCCGGTGCGCCGATAGGCAGTGCCTTCTTCAAGGACGAGCTGATCATCCAGCCGGGGGCGCCCATTGTCTCGATTCAGTTCGTGGCGTGGCTGAAGTCGTCGGAGCCGTCGACGGGCATCATTGCGAACGAGGATCGTACGGAGTTTGGCTGGGGCCCCGAGGACCTCGGGTACCCGAGGAACGGGATGACGTTCGACAACATCCCGGCCAACCCCTTCCCGGTGTCGTTTGGGGGGGCAGAGTTTGCGTGGGAGACCGGCACGACCGGCAGCGGCTACACAGAATTTAAGACCGCGCCGATCATCGAGCACCCTCTCTCACACGTCCCGTGGACACGAGAGGATCTTTTCTGGCAAGGCTCGCCCAACAACGCGGGGCTGATGACGGTCAATGCGGCGGAGGTCCCGTTCAAGCCTGCCTTTCTTGGTGACCCCGCGGTGTCGGCCGACGGCGTCACGATCGGGGCCAACTATTACGCCCTCATCGTCGACTGGATCGAAAGCTACTGGTGGTACAACCCGGATGACGGCACGTATCTCTACGGGCCAGACCCGGGCTCGCCGTATGTGGTGGCGACGGTCTCTACCGTCGTCGGCAGTGTCGGTGCCCGCCTGGGCGAACTGGATAGCGACATCCTAATTACCATTGGCGGCGGTGGCGGCGGAGAAGGTGGTGGCAGCGGCGAAGGCGGCGGCGGTGGTGGAGA